TATTGAAGTTGGAATCTAAGATGAATAGGTTACCATCAGAATAAGTTTTCTCATCGTAGTCCTCACCAATCAATAGATCGTCAAAATCATTACCCGATCTTGGGTGACCTAAACCACGAATCCAATCATGGATTGCTCTATAGTTTGTTAGTTTCTCATCGACAAGAAACCTTAAACTTAGATCATCAAAATTAACTTCATCCCCTGGATGTGGGATGTAATTCATCCTGGTTGCTTGCGTAGTTGTTGCAAGATTCAACCCAGGAACGTTTGCAGACTGACAATAAAAAGCAACTTTAGGATACTTGTTCAACTGAAATTGAAATCCAATACCCGACAAAAAGTTTGAGGGGCACCCATCATTATTAATAAAATTGGCTGCCATTGTACTCCGTAAAGTTTTTCTTGTATTTAGGCATAAAAAAGGAGGGTCCGAAGACCCTCCAGTGTAACCTTGTGAAAATGGATCACATGAGGTTGAGAACGCGAGTACGACGATAGTAGACGTTATCGTTAGCGGTGAGGGCGCCGGAGCGCTGAGTGGTGCCACCAGCGAATGGGTTAGCAACCATACCGTAACGAGTCTTAAAGCCGATCTTAGGTTGGAAGGTGTCCTGACCGATGGAACGAACCATTTGGAGAGGAACATATGGGCAGTAGAAGAGACCTGCATCATAAGCAGAAGAACCCTTATAACCCATGACGTAGTAGTGATCGTCTGCGATGTTAGCAGAGTAAGGATCAACGTAGACCTTGATACGACCGTTAAGAACACCAGCAAGGGTGGACTCGGTGTCGTCAGGAGCACCCGAAGTAGAAAGTGCAGGGGTGTAATCAAGTACACCAGCCATGTTGAGGGCAGAAGCAACGTCAGCAGAGCAGACGATGAAGTTACCCTTTCCTCTACGAGTCTCTTGGCCGATTGCGTTGGCGTCTCTTTCGATCTGATAAATCAGACCCTTGAACTTCTCAACACTCCAGCGACCGTTGGAGTCAACGTCGAGGTCAAACGAACCAGCGTTAGCAACGTTGTTCTGAGCACCAGGCTTAGCAACGGTGTAGATGGTACGGACGACTTCACGGTTGATCTCAGCAAGAACCTCAGTCGAGAGGATGTTGGCAAGTTCAGTCTCAGCATCAAGACCATGAATTGCTTTCAGGTCCTGAGCGAGTTCGAGACTGTACTCAGCTTTCAGCGCACGGGCTTTTGCTTCTACAGTGACTTTCTCGATCGAGAAGGACATCTCGCGGAAAGCACCAGTGTTGTCACCAAGACCCTCAAGGGTAGCGGTGTTCATACCACCGACGGCGGCATAGTTACCTGGGGAAGCAGCGTTAAGAACTGCAGGGTTGGTTGCACCTTCACCAGTTGCAGCACTGTATGCACCACCACCAGCAGAGAAACCAGAAGGAGTCTCGTTGAAGAAGGCTTCGTTGTTGAATACGTTAGGGGTCGCACCGTTACCATCGCGGTCAGTACCACGGTGGGCACGCATTGCGAAGATCAGACCAGTAGGACCAGACATTGGCTGAACACCAGCAATGTCATATGCCATCAACTTAGGCATAGAACGACGGATGAGGCTGATCAGAACTGGGTCGAAACCAGCAACAGGACCAGCACCAGCGGCGCTACCAGAGAAACCACCAGTACCTGCAGAGTTGGTTGGATCCTCATAGAGGAGGGAACGCTCTTCGCGGAGGAACTTCTCTTGGTTTTCGAGAAGAATAGCCGTTACGGCTTTTCTATGATTATCTTTGATGTCTTCCAGGCCGTTGTGCTCCAAAATGGGAGTCCACTTCTCCTGAAGTTTTTCCGAATTGTACATTTTTCTGTAACTCCTTGTAGTGTGTTAAGTTAGGAATCCGTAATTATTTATGCGGAGATCATTTCCAACGATCAATCGCTGCCTTGTAGGCGGCCATTGGTCCTTCGACAAGATCTTCCTGTTTTTCTTCTACCAGATCTTCAGTGTGTGCGATCTGAGACTTAGGGAAATAATTTTCCTTAATGGTCTCAACTTTTTCGCGGAAAGATTCTTCACTATCAAACTCAACACCTTCAGTCAAGGAGGCGAACTTTTCTTTCTGTGTATGAGCAAGACCTTCGGATACGTCACTTACGATTCCATTTTTGATATAAGTTCCGAGTTTCTTGTTTAGCTCAACGTTAGTCTCGATTTGTTCATTGAGTTTTGTTTCCATTTCATCAAGCTCGGAGGTCATACCTTCGAGCACATCATATTTGTCATCTGGAATTTCAATGTAGCTTTCAGTGAAGAGGTTCTTCAAACCAGTGATGAACTCTTCAGTGATTTCATTGCGAAGACCCGAATCAATGGCGAGTTGGTTCTCTTTGACCCACTGTTCGGAAACATAATCTAGATGAGCGTCAACGCGAGTCTCCATGGACTCTTTGAGTTCCGCAGTTGCAGCTGCGAGTTTCTCTTCGTAAACACTCTCAAACTTTTCGACTTGCTCAACAACCTTGGCCTTTACAGCGGCTTCAAAGATTGTGGCAGCCTTAAATTTGAAGTCCTCGGAAAACTCTTCTCCGTTGAGTAGGGCTTCAACATCAGCCTTAACATCAACTTCGATTTCAGTCTTCTCAGCGACGACTTCTTCTTCTACTTCAGTCTCTTCCATTTTTGCGGAAGCGGCGGAAGGTTTGGTCTTGAGGGACTTATCGCCCTCATGTGCCTGAGCAGCGGCAGCTTTTTTGCCGATGGAGGCGGTGTCATCAGGTTTGACGACAGGTCCACCCAAATCCGCGGCGGAAGTGGAGTTACCTGGAGTCTCGCCTTCTAGTTTTTTAGGAGCTTTGTCACCAGCGTTTGCATTTGCAGTTACTGGATTCTGCTCTTCTAGAGTTTCGATCTCTTTTTCAACAGACATTGGAAAATCCTCTTGGAAAGTGTAGTATTTTCTTATAATATTTATCAGACTTGGAAGTTACGGAGTAAATTCTCAAAAGCTTTGAGTTTCTTTTCCGTAAGTTCGTTCACCGATGAGTTATCAATAGACTCTTTAACAGCGGCAATATCAGACTCTTTCCAGAGACCGTTATTCCAAACCCATTCTCTACCCTCCATAATACCTTCAACGAAAGCATCTGGAGCGGATGGATCGGCAACAATGTCCGCAGCAGTGGACAACATGAAGTCGTCTTTAACGACATTCGTGTCACCTCTTCTCTCAATCGAGCCAAGACCTCTAGATGAAACACCAAGTTTTACACCTTCTTCAAGAAGATTTTTGGCAATTCTCCCCATAGGGGTTTCTAAAAGTTTAGCTTTACCGATGAAATTATTACCCTTTTGTTCTAATGAAACAATTTTATGGGATACTCTATCTAGGTTGATGGAAGGTCCATCAGGGTGACCGAGTTCACCAAGAGCGCGACCCTTGCTAACATAACTTTCGTTGTAATTAGCAACTTCTCTTTGCAGAGTCGAAATGGGATACATTCTCCCATTGCGATTTTTTAATTCCGCTTGGAGAAAGATACCCTCAATGAAATGATTTTTCTTACCGTTGCTTTCTTCCGTTAGAAAGGAAACATCAATAATTTCTTCTGCAATGAGTTTCATGGTTGTTCTTCTGGTTGTTCTTCAGTAGTAGCTTCAGTTTCTTCACTGTCATCAACCTGAACAATGGGTTCTACCTCATCGTAAGCATCCACATCGGGTTGCTCTTGATCAGGACCATTGAACATGGTCTTTGCAACTTGAGCTTTTCTCGCGGTAATGTATTCAGCGCTCTTCCCGTAGAGTGCATTATAAATTTTTTCATTTGCGTTGACGTGATCCTTATTCAGAATATCGTCAATCACGCTACTGACGGGTTGATCAACTTCAGTTTCCATACCAAATATTATGTATTACAAATATTATTTATCAAATATTCCCCTTACCGTAGTCGTCGGGGGAGATCATGGAGGAGAATGC